TTCTTTTTATAAATGGTTCGATCTTTGTATATCTTCTCCATCAATTCTGGTAAGAAACCACGAACATCTTTACGATACATTGCACCATTTGCACACACGGCATTATCCTTATACATTTCAAAGGTAATGTCTTCGGAAAGTATCTTATCAACAGTGACTGATGGATGTCTTTGATCAAGTAAAGTTTCTGGAGAAATATTATACTGCATAATCAAATGAGGATATAGACTATTCAAGTCAAAAGAAACAACCCAATCATACTTACCTGGTATTGGTTCTTTTACATATGCACCTGCATACTTTTCAGATTTACTCGACCTCTCCTTTGGAGGTATAACAATATTTCTTTTCTTCAGATAATTGTAAATGATTGTATCCCACATACGAACCTGAGAGAATACATCAGCATAATTTGCTTTGGCATCATATGCCATAACAATTGCAAGTTCAATCAGTTTCATCTTATCTTCCAGACGGTCAACAAGTTCAACGTCAATAATGTTATATTCTACAAACTTCTGCCATCCTTTCGTATAGAAATCCTTGAATGTATCAAACTCTGAGTGATCAAGTTTTTTCTGCCCAAGTTCTACACTTGCAATGTAATCCAAACGATATGATTCTTGTGCCTTATATGTAAACTTTTTATAAAGATTCAAATAATCAAGTTGAGTAATACCACCGATATCGTATGTAATATTTTTACGACCTGCAATATAAAGTTCATCTTCAGTCACCAAACCCCAAGGTGATAATCTCTTCTTTAATTTCTCTCCAAGAACACGATCAAGTCTACGTGTAAGATAAGGTATATCATACAATTCACTATTCCATCCAGTGATAACTTCTGGTGTATTATCTTCAATCATCCACCAGTGAATAAAGTCATTTAGTAATTCATACTCACTATTAAATCCTTTGTATATTACATTCTGTTGTTTATTATTAAAAGGTCCTTGACCCCAAGTGCGAATCTGTTTTGTATTATAATCCTGTATTGAGATAAGTAATATTTCTTGAGATGCAGATTCTACATCAGGGAACCCATTCTCAGACTTAACTTCTATGTCTAAAGTGGTAATCTTGATTTTATTAACATCAAATTTAATTTCTTCTTCTGGATATTGTTCCGAAATATATTGATAAATGTATCTGTCATTACCATATACCTTAAAGTTTTCTACCTCAGAATATCTCTTGATAAACTCACGACAATCTCTCACAGTGCCAGGTTCGACTGCCTCAACAGGTTCACCATCCAATGTTTTATATTTTGTTTTTCTTTTCGATGAAACAAAAAGGGTTGGATAGAACTTCTCACGAGTCATGAAACGTTGGTGTAAAACCTCATTAGGATGTCAATTTAATATATTTGTCACGTAATTCACCATTTGGTTCGACAAATGTAAGTGCATCACCTGACCTCATCATTGTAACAGATTGATTGCTAAAATCCAACCATGGTTCCAGAGTATATGTCTCTTCGGTTTTAATTAACTTAAAAGGACTAATTATCTTACAATCTGGTTCACCAGGTATATCACCAAACACCTCTTCAACTTCTGATATTAAAATAACACCACTTGGCAAAATGATACACTGTATATTCTTTTCCATTTGTTTGAGTCAAATATTTTTGTGGTAGATTCCTATCGCCGCTAATCCTGAACCTACCAAAGGGGATCACCGCAGTCAGTATTTATCTGACACATATATTATACCATAAAAAAAGGGTTCGTCAAGAACCCCAATCACATTATGAATAAATGTATTCTTTAAGAATGACACGAGGAGCAATAGTTCTTCCCTTTTTAGCAACACTACCTATTTTTTCAAGGTCACAAGCATTTTCAATATTTGCAAGATTTACACCTAGATTTACAGTTGCCCAATCAAATAAATCGTTTAAGGTAAATGGTTTTTCAATACCAATTTCCATAGAGTAAATAAATGCCATTCTTAGAACATTTAATAATTTGTACATATGTACACTTCTTGATTTGCCACCTAGAATGTCATTTCCACCCTTTACATATACATCACGAACTCTAACATTTCTGTGACCCCAATCAGCACTATCAACAGCAAATAGTTCCCACAATGTCCAATCAACCACATTTAATCTTAGTTTGAAAACTGATGTGTTATCTCTATCTGACATCAACCACTTACTGATATCTTTATCACCCATTTGTGATATGATATTGCTTTTTTTAGTTTTGCCAAATGATAAGTTGTCTTGCCAATATTGAAGCACATCACCATCACTAATAGAATCTATTTTTTTAAGTAATGCATCTAAGAATTCATCATAGTAAGGTGCTTCATCTTTTAGGTATAATGATGTCATATCAAGACATAATGCTCGAAATACTGCATTCCATGAATGAGAGTATTTAATGATTGATGATGTTCTTGGATCAACATTTTTTATAATATCTTGATACTGACTAAATGTTTTTGCCATATCTTGCACCTTTTTAGGAACTGCACAATTATCAATAAGTCCCAAAGGTCTATCCATATCAGTTTGAGTCCATTTAACTAAATCAGATTTTCCTGTAGTAACGTCTAGTAAACCAAATCCACCTAATACAGATGTATAGTTATCAGATTTTGATTTACCAGATGCACTATTGTCAATAGTTTCATAGAGTGCCTCATATTCATCAAGAGAATTAACAAATATAATTTCAAACTTTAATTCTTCATCATAATCAGGTATAAAGTCATTTATAGTGTAGTCTTTAGGAATATCTATTTTTCCGTTAAGAATATTAGTTAATAATACTAATAAAGTATTACCATTTGCTTGTAGTGGTTCCCAAGCATTAATTTCGTTCCCGAAACAATCTGTAAAAGATTTTGTTGGTATGAATAAAATGTTTCCAAGATTTGCTGCTACTGATCTGTAACCTCTATATTTGCCAGTGCTATCTTTTTGTAAGAAATGTGTTCTGTATACATCAGTTTCATCTCTTTCTTCTGAATTTCTTTGAAGAGTAACTGGAATAGTTGCTTTTCGGTAAGTGTTACCAAGTTTTACTAATAGTCCACCAAAAACTGGTATGGACATAAAAAATGACTCAACACCTTGTGCAAATTCTTTTTGTGCACGAGACATCAAGCTCTCTGTTAATAAATTTTTCATAAAAACTCCGTGTTTGTTTTAGAGTGTCAGAAACGTGTTAGATTTGTTCTGAACATGTATATTTATATAGTATAATAAAAAGTTGGAAGTTTGTCAAGCCTAATAAATTGCTTTCATAATATACTCTGTGCTTAGAATCGGATCATTTCCTAGAAGATCTAATTGTAACTCATCAGCATCCACATATACATCATCCTTATCTTTACGACAATGATGCCAGTAGTATGTGCCATCCTCTCTTTTATAAAAGTAACTGGTATTGTGTGAGTCTAAAGTAAACAGGGCAACAACATGAGGGTAAGTAATCTTTCGATTTGGATCTGGTCTACATGACTTACCCATGTCAGCATACATGGGTCTTGCCCCACTACCGTGAGGAGTGGGCAAGTCTCTTCCATGTGATCCAAATAAATCGTATCCTTTAACCATTAAAGATAATCTTTTCTTGCATGATGTTCTGGTACTATCTTACCCAACTTAACGGTAAGGAGTCCATCTTTGAATTGAACCTCTCTGACTTCAACATCGTCTGATAGTGTCCAGGCTCTTGAGAAAGATCTTTGAGCCAGTCCTTGATGGACATACTCGGATTCTGTCTCCTTAGTTTCTTTTTGTCCCTCAACAATAAGTTTTCCATATTCAGTATAAACCTTAAGTTCTTTTTTGGTGAATCCTGCAAGTGCGATTTCAAGCAATGACTCAACATTATTTACCTGAATTAAATTGTAGGGTGGATAGTTTGTTGTGGTTTCGTAAGAATTAAAAAATCGGTCTAGATAATCATCCATACCTATACCGTTCTTTGAAATTATTTTCATCAACTCTGGTAAGTTTGCAGAGTGATACCTTTGTAAGTTCAT